TATTGCGCGAGGTAATCTGCGTAACCGTGCTGCCCGCGCCGTTGCCATACCCTATGGGGTAGGACGGGCCGTAGGACAGCCCCTGCGGGGCGTCCGTTTGCGGCGCTAGCGCAAGGTCGTCTGCGCTGGTTGGTGATGAGCCAGCGTTGGTGAGGTTGAACAGGTTGAAGAAGTACCTGTACCACTGCCGGGACATCACGCCCTTCTCGTCTATCACGGGGACGCGAGCAGAAGGGATATTGGAGATATTAGGCATTGGTGGGCGAGATAGTTAGTTCAGCGGCGACAATGGCAATCTTGACCGGATCAGTGCCTGACACCTCATACACACGGTCGCGGGTCTTCTGGGTCATACCCAGCCGGCGCCACATGACACGAGTAGACGACGCGCCAATCGGACCCATGCTGCGCCAGTGCGAATTGCTCCAGGTATGCCCGCCGTCGTCCGACCAGCGCAACATGGCCTGCGGGATTTCGCCTACGTTTGTGCCTTGCTTTACAATCAGGAAATCGTCGTTCTCGGCCAGCAACGGGTCGTCGGCCTCGGTGGCAAGATAGATTGTGTCGATGTCCAGCCCCGAAAGGCCAACACCAACTTCGCAGTCGAGTTGCAGCAGATCATGCCGCGTGCGCTTCAGGTTGTTCTGGTTTGGCCCAAGCGCGCGCCAAGACCGCAGCCACCGCTGTACCGTTTCGTTGTCGGCGTAATACTCCAGATCAAACGCATAGATGTCGCCCGTCAACCAACTCCCAACAACAGTGGTGTTGTTGTAGAACACCTGGTTGTCGGCCAGATGCCTCGTATACTCGCCATTGTCCCAGTACGCCCGCTCATGCCAAGCCTGAGTAGCGACATCATACACCCACGTTGTGTTGCCCGTGGGGAAGTTCAGCACATAGAACGCATGGCCGTCTTGCTGGTAGGTGTACGCCGTGGCGTCGGCCAACGTGTCGTAACTTTGGATCTGCCACTCGACCGCATGGGTTGAGATGCGGGTGCCGGTGTAGCCATTGGAGCGGTAGACGATGCCCTTGCCGCGCGCGTCGGCGCCCAGCCAGAATACGCCATTGTCCAGTTTGGCAACCGAATAGGGCGCGATGCAGCCGATTTCGTTGAACGCACCTTGTATGCGCGCCAGCGGGAACCCGATCTCGCCCGCGTCGTACCAGACCTCGACCGAGTTGGTGCCAAACAGCCACGCCTCGCGGTGGTCCACGATCAGCGCCACCAGCCCGTCAGGCGAGCCTTCCGCGCTGGCAAAAGACAGCGCGTCGATGTCGGTGCCGTCCAACAGCGCCGTTACCCAGACCTTCTGGCTGTTAGGTTCGTTGAAGACAAAATACCCATCGAGATACCCGACCGTCACCGCACCAGGAAAGTCAGGGTCGGTGATCTGCGTGAGCGTCAGCGTGCTGACGTCGTAGATGTAGCTGGGGCCATTGCAGGCGATGAAGATCTGCGTGCCGTTGTCCACCATGGACACCGGGCCGGTGTTATCAATAAAGCCTACAGGGGTTGCGGTGTACGAGGTGTCGATCCGGTACAACTGGCTGCCTGAGACGGCAAACATGTAGCCGCCAAGCTGCCACAGCCCCCTGATGGGGCCGGTGCCGGCAGACAGCAGAAAGCGCAACCCTGGCGCTCGGTTGAGGAACGCCGGCTCCTTGCCGCCCTCGGGGACGATCTCGGGGAAGAGGTTGACCATGCGGTTGTCCGCAGCGTTGACGCTGCGAGCGACGTAGGAGGAACCGAGGATAGGCGTCTTCATGGCGATTACGACGGCACGCGCGGGAAGCCAGACCAACGCGCAGGGCCGGCTATAAAGATGGAGCTAGTCGTGGTGGGGAGAGACACCGCTGTGTTGCTGGATAGGTTATTAACCGCTTCTCCAGTCGCCGGGTACACGTTTATGGCTGTAGCGTTGAAGTTGTATACGGCGCATATGGCACCGTTACCCAGCGTGGTTGTCGAAGGCAGGATGACGCCCGTAGCCGCCGCGCCGCCGCTCACAAGAGTGAAGCCAGCGGTAAGCGCAGCGGCAGTCGCCTGTGTGGAGCCGGTCGCTGCAATCGATGCATACGGTATGCGGAACATGCCGCTGAAGACTGGAGACGTGGCGAACACCGCTGATCCAGTGCCCGTCTCGTCAGTCAGCATGGCGCGAAGGTTGGCTGACGATGGCGTGATCAAGAAATCAGACGCGCCAGCGGCTAGACCAGACACGCCCGTCGAGATGGGCAGCCCGGTGCAGTTGGTCAGCGTACCGGATGTCGGCGTGCCAAGCGCCGGGGTCACCAGCGTGGCGCTGGTAAACAGCAACGCGTTGGTCAACTGCTTGGTCGTGCCGCCCTGCACGATAGCCAGCAGATCCGTTACTTGCGCTGCCGTGGCTACCGGAAGGGCAGAGATCTTTACGTTTGCCATCAGTAATTCCCGGCAAAAATGTTGAACCGCTGGCGGGTGCCTACGATGCTGTACGGCAGCGACATGATGTCGTCAGGGTTATTGATGCGCTTCAGATTGCGCTTTGACGTCATGGCAATGCGCTTGACCTGAAGCGACGGCTCGACGCCAAACTCTGGCGCAAACTCGCAGGCCAGATTGTAGCGGAACGCGCGCAGATAGCCTGGCGGAAACAGAATGTCGGTGGCGAGGGTAGCCGGCTGGTCCAAAGCCGCCGCCGAGATAAAATGCCATTCCAGCACCTTGGTGGGCACCGGGTAGATGTACATCTCGACGTCAGGATAGTCAGGACGTACCCACATCACCTGTGGGTAGGTGCTGGTAACCGTCTTGACCGCAATGCCGTTGTACTGCTGCTGATTGACCAGCTTGATGCCGAACGAAATGCCATTGGCCGGATCGATGAAGTAGGTGGCGTCGTCCATCAGGACGGGCCGGATACCTACAAAGTCGCCGGTTGGGCCAAGAGAGCGGTTGCTAAAGCCCGGCGCCCACGAGAAGACCTGATCCAGCGTGGTGAACGTCGCCAGTTTCTCGGTGCCCCAGCTATCAATCATCTGGTTCATGGCGAACAGCGCGTCCTGCGACGTAGCTGCTGACGGCGTCTCATCCTCTGCCAGCACGCCCAGCAGCCGCAGGGAGCCGTTGATGATGTCGCCGGCAGTGGTTGCCATATCAGACCTCGGGGGTTGTGGTGCGGCGCTTGCGCGTCTTCACGATAGCATTTTCTGCCGGATCTTCGACAGTTTCTTCTTCGACAGCGGGGTCGAAGCGTTGCCAGCCATTTTGCTCGTCGTACGCGGCTTCCATCTCCATGGTGGCGACCTTGGTGCCGTGCTTGGGATGGCGAAGGTAAATGGGCATGTTGTTCTCCGGCCGGATGAGTGGGGGCGGCGCAAGCCGCCCCCAGCCATATCAGGCGATGCGGTACATCGTGTAGGTCGCCTCGCCCGTACGGACAAAACGAACCTGAGCCGACGTGCCGTCAGTAACCGTGGCAGAACCGGCGAGGGTAATGCCCGTGCCTGCGACGATTGTGATATCGCCGGTGGACGTGCCCAGGTTGACGATGACGAGATCGAACGTGCTGCCGACCTTGGCGTTGGTCAGCGTGGCGTCGATCAGCGTGCCGGTCGGCAGCGTGTAGCTGGCGGCGGTCGTGCTGGGGTTGGCCGAGAGGATGCCGGCAGTGATCTGCGCGACAGTCAGGGTGGCAGTGGCAGTGGCGGTGGCAACGGTGCCAACGTCACCAAGCGTCACTTCATTCAGGTTACCGTCATTGATCTGGTAACCGCCGCCTACAGAGGGGAGAGCCATAGTAGTACCTTTCCTAAAATGGGATTAGCCCCAGAGGCGGACAGCGGCAGCAGCGCGGATTACGCTAAAGCCGTAGAGAACGTCGATACGGCAGGGCATACGGTCATTGTTGATGTCGTACTGACGCACAATGCGAAGGCTGATGCCGTTGTGAACCTGACGCGAGGCCATGTCCACACCGTTGGGGAGCAGAAGATCCGCCGTGGCGAACGCGATTGCG